GCTGAAATATCTCCTGGAAGAATCTGGCAGGCTGGATACCATGGCATCAGTGATCCGAGAAGTGAACACGACCGGCAATACCTTGGTCCTAGTGGATCGCATCGCAGCTGGACAGGAACTGGTCGCAAGACTGGGAGATAGGGCAGTGTTTGTGTCAGGTGCTACCAAAGCCAAGGACAGGCAAGACGAATACGACGAAGTGGCCGAAGCCACGGACAAGATCATTGTAGCCACCTATGGCGTAGCAGCCGTTGGAATCAACATACCCAGGATCTTCAATCTTGTATTGGTGGAACCAGGCAAGAGTTTCGTTCGAGTCATACAGAGCATTGGACGCGGAATCCGCAAAGCCGAAGACAAAGACTTCGTGCAGATCTGGGACATGACCTCGACCTGTAAGTTCGCCAAGCGACACCTTACCAAACGCAAAGCCTTCTATCGAGAAGCACGCTACCCTTTTACGCACGAACGACTAGAATGGCAGACTTGACATCTGTGTTTAATACCTATAACATAGTGTCATGCGTATACTAACACTAGACAACATTGCATACGATCTCGATCATCTACCAGACGAAGTAGACGATATGAGATTTGCTGTGCTGGACAACTCGGATCCACAAAATCCCGATTATCATTATATTCCTCTGATTTTTTTAGAAAGTTTTTCCGCGCCTGCCTTGGTCCTGCGTATAGGCGAAGACGAGATTCGCATGCCAATGGATTGGCAGATATTGATCGGGGAACCAGACCTTGGAGATCTAGAAATGTTGCCTTTGACATCCATCAACGATCGTGGTTTCAAAGTATTCCAATTCAATCCGCTCACAAGTTTTAGGCCCAGTTTCCTTGACATAGAGATCATGGATGTGTATCATGAAGTGACCTGGTATGCACCCAAACTCAAGAATGGACAGATGCTGGCCGTTCCGCTGACCAATCACCCAGAACCTGACTGTGTGTACTTCGTAAAAGACATCAGCCGCAACTGCGAGATCGTGGACTACAACCGAGCTTGGTAGTGGAAAAACTTACGATCAAGAACGAAATGGCGCAGTTCGATCGCAAGAACAGATCGTTCTATGACGAACTCACAGATGAAGAACGCAAAAAGTTTTCCAACTATCTCATGATACGCTGGGGATCTGCTGTACGAGGCAGCCGTGAACTGCAGGAGTTCTATGTGATAGCCACCAATGAGCGACTGAACCGTCATTTCTTTTCAGTAAATCGACATCCCCGACTGCAATGGCTCATGGCCACGTCAGTGAGCCCGGGCCTAGGCACACCAGATCATGTGTGGATCGCTCCAAAGAAAAAAGACGAAGGCAGCAGCAATGAGGTCCGGAAGGCGCTGTTAGATCTATATCCTGCCATGAAAATAGCAGACATAGAAACTTTGGCCACCATGGTAGATAAAAAAACATTGACGGCCTGGATGCAAGATCATGGTCAATAGACTGGTAGTCAACGGTTGCAGTTATATGGTTTGTTATGCGAACGGTCTGGGTCATAGAGATCTTGCAGAACGATTGAACATACCTGCATGGCAGTCTTTGGCTGTGTCAGGATCATGTAACGATCGGATCATACGCAGCACACTGAGAGACAGCTATCAAAATCCACCCACTTTGTATGTGATCGGCCTCACTTTTTTGGCAAGGTTCGAAATACCATCTAGGTCGCCGCAAGAACCAGATGGCCGCTGGCTCAGTTATAATAATCGTGGTCTTCCTTCACAGATCTGTGATTTCGTACCATTGTACAGCGAAACAGCCAGCAAGCAGTATGCAGAATTTTGGTTCAAAATGTTAAATGATGGCCTGCCGGATATCATGGAAGATCTACAGTACAGGATCCTCGGCATGATCGACAGCCTGCTCTACAGGAAGCATCGGGTAGTGATTTTCAACACAGCAGACGAGCGCATGGTGGAGGTACTCAATAGGGGAAAATTCCCTTTACTGGAACAGCGCGAAAACATAATAGATGCACTGCGATGGCGCAGCATACCCTGGCAATTCTTGCAAGGAGCAGATTATCCTGCACAAGAAGAAGATTTGCCATGGGATTGCAGACATGTATCGTCTGGACAGCACGCACATCTAAATGGTTTTTTGCTTGACTATATCGCGAACCACGATTTACTATCAGCTGGCCAGCACCGAGACTGATGCAAACATACATCTGTCAGTATTGCACAAAAACGTTCCTGCGTGAATCTACTCTAGCGGTGCACTTGTGTGAACCAAAACGCAGACATCAGGAACGAGATGAAGTGGGTGTGCAATTGGGCCTACAGGCCTATCTGCGTTTCTATGAAATCACGCAAGGCTCGGCACGGTTGAAAACCTTTGACGATTTTGCCAAATCGCCGTATTATCGCGCCTTCGTGAAGTTCGGACGTCACTGTGTGTCAATACGCGCGATCAACACAGCTCGCTTCATTGATTGGGTGGTACGACAGAATCGGAAGATCGATCACTGGTGCAGAGACACTGTTTATACTGAATACCTCGTAGAACATGTGCGATCCGAAGCTGCCACTGATGCCCTGGGTCGCGCACTAGAAACTGCCATAGACTGGGCTGAGCAGACTGGTAATCCTGTGCAAGATTATCTGCGCTATGGCAATGACAATGTAATCTGCCATGCTGTGGCCACGGGTCGGATCACGGCGTGGGTGCTGTACAATTCAGACAGCGGCACAGAGTTCTTGTCTCGCATCAATACCGAACAAGTGGCCATGATCTGGACCTGGATTGACGCCGACTTCTGGCAGAGGAGATTCCGAGACTATCCTGCAGACACAGAATACGTGCGCGAAATGCTGCGAAAGGCGGGCTGGTGACGCGGGCCGACATCGATATCGATCTCGCCGATCGTGCTCAGATCCTGTCTTTGATCCAGCACGTACCGGCCCGACAGGTCACCGACGGCCAGGTCCGTAGACACAACAGCGGCGTGTATGTCACGGACATACCTCGTGATGCTGTCGCAGGCTGCGCGGCGATAGATTATGAGACCGCAGAATCACGAGGTTATTTCAAAATAGATCTCTTGAACATGTCGGTGTATCAACTGGTACGGAGTCCAGAACATTATCAGGCCATGCTGGATCAAGAGCCCGATTGGCAGCGTCTTTGGCAGGACCCGGCCTGGAGCAGTGGTCTGGTGCATGTGGGAAACTATACAGATCTCTTGTCGCGCATGCGCCCCGACAGCATCCCTAGAATGGCAGCCTTTATTTCCATCATCCGGCCTGGAAAAGCACATCTGCAGGGTCGATCATGGAGCGAAGTATTCCAGTCAGTATGGGACGGTAATGACAGTCGGGGATATGTGTTCAAAAAAGCACACGCAGTGAGCTATGCCGCGCTGGTAGCTCTGCACATGAATCTAATCAGCGATGTGACGCACCAACGTGATTGATTTACGTTTGGTTTTCCTACGGTTGATATCTCCGAGACTGCACACTGGACCGTGTATTATGTCTAGATCTCGATTGCTGAAAGTCCTGAGGTAGCTGCGGAACGGCAGCCATTCACGTCCGAGGAATATGTTGATAGGGATGCTGCGATTGCTTTCCCACCACCATGTGTTTGCGCCTTCCACGAACTGACGTTTCAGTAGCGGATCCTGGATAGCACCAAAATCATAGATAGTGGTCACTGTGTCATCACGATTCTGTATCAGCCCAATGTATTCCACACCTGAATACACACACAGCGTGATGAAGGGATACTGTTCTGTTAGTTTCGCAAAGACGTTTTCACCCATAAATATCTGCGGAGATTCCTATGTATTCGACCACGGTCTATTTATATCAGCAGATACAGACGGTTTTATTGATAGATATCAGTGGAGCATATTTCAACGCGAGGTGGAACCCTGTGTACGCTAAATCATTAAAATTAAACCTGGGTGTGGACAACGTGATCCTGTTCCAGTTCCAGAACCAAGATCAGAAACCCGTGAACATTTCTGGAGCTACTTTCACGTTCCGCATCATCAGCCAGAACGGCGACAACTTGCTGTTTGCCAAGGAGTTGGTGAGCCTGTCAAACAGCCTAGGCCGTTCCAAGGTCACAATCACGGCCGAAGAGACCCTGCAGCTCCAGGCTCAACCTGCTTCGTGGAGCATCTCAGTAAGTTCCGGTAACCTCGATCAAGCCGTGCTGACAGATGATTACTCTGGTGCCCGTGGCGACATAGACATCGTAGATTCGGTGTTCCCGGCCTTTGTGGCCAGCGAAGTGCTGACCATCCCCGATCAGGCACCGTCAGGCAACAACTATTACACCAGCACTGTGACCACTGATGGATCTCCCTTGACCACGTTCCAGCTAGACACAGCCAACCTCACAGGTAATGTGTCAGTGCAGGCCAGTTCTGATGCCACAGCCTATACAGTGGATTGGTATGATGTGGACTTCCTGGATCTCAAGACCGGTAATACTGTGAGCAATGTGCAGTTCAGTGGCAGCTCAGAACGCCTCGGTATCAATGTGCAAGGGTTTCATCCCT